ATTTGGATGACGGCCAGGTCCTCACCGCCGGCGTTCCCACCCTGGCGTCCGTCAACGGCCAGCCCAACCCCGCCGGGGAGGGTGACCTGGTGACCATTAAGGGCACCCGGTTTACCGGGACCACCGCCGTGACCATCGACGGCACCCCCGTGGATGACTTTACGGTGGTCGATTCGGAAACCATCGTGGCCGTTCTGCCGGCGGGCGACGCCGGCGCGGCGGACGTCCTGGTCACCAACGGCGTGGGCGAATCCACCGCCTACAGCTACACCCGGGCCTAAGCCCTTATCAACAGAGTTATCAACAGGTGAGGCGGACCCCGGGCGCGGGTCCGCCTCACCCATTTAACGCGCCCCTCCAGCCAATGAAAGGACCTCCAGCATGGTCTACGAAGTCCCGGCGTCTAGGGCGTCGCTCAAGCAAAACCTGTTTGAATTCAAAGTCCCGGGCGAAAAGAAAACCCGGTCCCTCCCGCTCATGCAATTTACCCCCCTGGGCTACCGGTCCAAGCTGGAGGCCGCGGCCCGGCCCATCAAAGCCGCCCAAGATGCCGGCCAGGACCCGGCCACGGATGACTTACGGGTCCTGGGGTCCCTCCAACTGGAAATGCTGGAAAAGTACAGCCCCGGCCTAACTGACGTCATGGATGACGAACAGATGGGCGCATTACTCAAGGCATGGCAGGAAGCAAGCCGCATATCCGTGGGGGAATCGCGGGCCTTGCCGTCCTCCTAGCGGACCACGGTGAGGCCGTCGAATATGACCTCCTGGCCATGGGGTTGCGGCTAGATGACCTGGGAACCCTGGCCCTGTCCTGGCGGGACCTTTACGTCATCGTGCAACAGTCCGGCCCGTCCTCCGCCCTCATGCGGGCACTACAGCCGGAACGGGCGGCGTGGGCCTCCGGGATGGTCCTGGCGGACCTCCTGGCCCATGCCGTGGACCTGTTGGCCGGCGGCAACTGGCAACGCGCCGGCAAGAAAAACGCGCCCAAGCCAAAGCCCATCCCGCGGCCCGGGACAAAGTCCGAAACAACGAAATACGGGTCCGAACCTATCCCGGTAAAAGACTTCGATAACTGGTGGAACGGGGCGAAATAATGGCCGGTGGCAACGCGGTGGAACTGGCGGCGGCTTACGTCTCCATAGTCCCGTCATTCAAAGAGGGCCGGGAATCCATAACCAAGGAACTGGTCCCGGACGCCGAAAAGGGCGGACGGGAAGCCGGCAAAAAGGCCGGTAAGGGCTTTGGGGACGGCATGGGGTCCGTGGCCAAGGTGGGCGGCATGGCCGCGGGCCTTGGCATCGGCATTGGCGTGGCGGAAGCTTTCGGGGGGGCCATTGAAAAGGCGGACCTCCAACACAAAATGGCGGCCCAACTTAACCTTTCTCCGGAACAGTCCGCCAAGGCCGGCGCGGTGTCCGGCAAGCTTTACGCCGGGGCCTATGGCGAATCCATGGCGGACGTGTCCGCCGCCGTGGGGTCCGTTATGTCCTCCATTTCCGGTATGTCCAACGCTTCGGAGGCGGACATACAGGCAATAACCGCCACCGCCCTGGACCTATCGTCCGCCTTTGGCGTGGACGTCGCGGACTCGGCCACCACCGCCGGCGTCCTCATTACCAACGGGCTGGCCAAAGACGGCACCGCGGCAATGGACCTGATTACGGCGTCCATGCAAAAGCTACCCGCTTCCCTCCGCGGGGAAGTGTTCCCCATCATGGACGAATATTCCAAGCACTTTGCCGGCCTTGGAATTGACGGCGAAACCGCTATGGGAATGATCGTGGCGGCGGGCTCCAATGGTGCCATTGGCATGGACAAAATGGGCGACGCCGTAAAGGAATTCCAAATCCGGGCAACGGATATGTCCAAATCAACGTCCACCGCATATGAAACCCTGGGCCTCAATACCCAAGATATGACCAACCGGCTTTTGGCCGGCGGGGATTCCGCCAAGGGTGCCATGGGTGAAATTGTCCACGGCCTCCAGTCCGTAAAGGACCCGGCGGAACAGTCCGCCCTTGCCCTTGCCCTTTTCGGCACCCCGCTGGAGGACTTGGGCGCGGACCAAATCCCGGCGTTCCTGGGAATGATGGACCCCATGGGGGACGCTTTCGACTCCACCACGGGGGCCGCGGCTAAGTTCTCCACGGAACTAAATTCCGGGCCGGGCGTGGCCCTGGAGGGGCTTAAGCGGTCCGCGGAAACCGCCTTTATGTCCCTTGCCGAACAGGCTTTGCCGGTCCTCACCCAAGTTATGGGTTTCGTGTCGGAAAATTCGTGGGTCCTGGGGGTCCTGGCCACCCTGGTGGGCGTCACCCTGGTGGCCGCGTTCCTGGCGTGGGCGGTGTCCGCGTGGGCCGTCGTGGCCCCCCTCCTGGCTAACCCGGTCACCTGGATAGTCATTGCAATTCTTGCCCTCATTGCCGCCCTCATTTTCCTAATTATGAATTGGGACGCCGTGGTGGCGTGGGTGACGGAGGTTTGGGGCGGATTCGTAAATTGGGTGGGTGAGGTTTTCGCCGGACTCGGAAATTGGCTCAAGGAAATTTGGGACGGTTTTGTCTCCTGGTTTATGGGCGTCATGGCCGGTTTTGGCGGCTGGATTTCCGATATGTGGAATTCCCTCTGGCAATGGGTTGGGTCCGTTTTTGCCGGTTTTGGGGGCTGGCTATCGGATATTTGGAACGGGATAGTCTCATGGTTTATGGGTGCCCTGTCCGCTTTTGGTTCCTGGATAGGCTCAATTTGGACCGGAATTTCCAATTTTGCAATGTCAATTTGGAACGGGCTACTTGGCTTTATCGCCGGGATACCCGGGGCAATCCTGGGCTATCTGTCCTGGCTGGCCAACCTGGCCGGCATGGTGGGCGGCTGGTTCGCCTCCATGGCCCAAGCCGCCATTGCCAAGGGCATGGAAATGCTCAATTGGGTGGCCGGCATCCCGGGCCAAATCCTGGGGTTCCTGGGGAACGTGGGGTCCATGCTGTTTAACGCCGGCTCCCAAATCATTGGCGGATTCCTGGACGGTCTAAAAGCCGCCTTTGGCGGGGTGGCCGATTTCGTGGGCGGCATCGGCCAGTGGATTGCGGACCATAAGGGCCCCAAGGCTTATGACTTGGCCCTCCTGGTTCCCGCCGGCGGGTGGATTATGGGCGGCTTTGTGGACTCCCTTAAGGCCCATATCCCGGCCCTTGAAAAGCTCATGGGCGACGTCACCACCACGCTTAAGGTGGGCGTCCCGGATTCCCTCACGGTGCCCGGCGGCATCCCGTCTCCAGCCCCCGCCGGCGGCTACCCTGTGGCCTCCGGAGGGGCCGGCGTGGTGAACAACATAGAGGTCAATAACCCGGTCCCGGAGCCGGCGGGCCAGTCCATTACCAACACCCTGGCCAAAGTGGCTTATCTCGGAATCGACGGGGGCGAATAGTGGAAACCTGGGCAATTGACGGCACCCCGTTGCTTACCCTGGCAACGGACGTCCAACGCATAGACACCAACGTGGCCCCGCCCATGCGGGGGGATGACCGGCAATATGCGTTCCGCCCGGGCCGGCAATACCGGACCCGGACAACGGACTCCCGGACCATCACCTTGGGCCTTTGGCTCATCGGCCAGGACGGGCCAGGTTCCACGGCGGCGGAGTACATGAACAACTACGCCGCCGCGGAACGGGACCTCATCCGGCTTTTACGCCCGGACGGCGGCGGGGAATTCGAAATCTCACGGACGTGGACCGATGACTTGGGGACCCACACGGCAACCGGTCATGGTGTCGCCGGGGAGTCCCCGCAACGGTCCCGGGCGGGCCGGCATGCGGGCCGCATAACCGTGGACGTGGGCATGGCGGACCCTTTTTTCTACGGGGACCCCGTCAACGTCCCGCTAACCGTGGGCGTCCCGGTGACGTTCCATAACGCCGGGGATGAGGGAACCACGGCCATAACCCTGGACCTGGCCGGGGCCCTATCCAACCCCAAGGTGACCAACACGGCGGTAACCCCGGAAGTGTGGGCCAAGGTGGGCACGGACCTGGCGTCCGATGACGGCCTAACCCTGGACGTCCTGGCCACGTCCGTGGTCCGGGACTCGGACGCGGCCAACCTCATTGGCGCGTTGACCCACTCCGGTGCCCGGGCATGGCTGGCCCTCAAACGCGGAACCAACACCGTGGTGTTGACCACGGACGCCGGGGCCGGAACCGCGGTCCTTACCTATCAACCCGTTTACTACTAAACAAAGGCGGACCAAATGGCGGGATTTTACCCGGACGTTCCGGCCCCCAAAATGGCCTTGGACAAAGACGGGACCCAATGGTTTTCCATTAGCGGGGCCGGGGCCGTCGTGGCGGTCCCGT